GATACGTCGATAAAATAATTATCTTGTGCCATACCGTCAAACGGCAATTCAAACCACCCAACCATTTGCTGACTTGGTGCACTCCAGTCGATATAGCTGAAATTACCGGCGCTATCAAGATTGCGTGTTACCTTGCGTGTCCACCCACCGTTGTATAGAGCATCACCGTTGCCGTCGATATTCTGTTCGACTGTGGTGACTGTCCCGTCTGGGTTTTCTGCGACCACGAAACCAATGTGCCCGAATTGGTGATATGGCAAGCAGTTAGTTACCCAAACACTGCCTACCGGTGGGTTATTCGCACCGTTAAAGTAAGTGACTTTCAAACCTAGACTTTCAGCACGGCTTAACGCATCAATAGCGTTTAAGTAGCTGAAATTAAGATTAAACAAGCCTTGATATTGCAACACGTTGTCAATCAAAGCCACGCACTGACCACCATAAGGATTGGTAGGCACGGTTACACGTTGATTGACTAGGCTTTCAAGCGCGTTTAATAACTGTGTTTTAGATGTCATAGGTCTCCTTTCTCATAATTATTTTTGAATAGATTGTTTAATCTCCGAGATAGTTCTCTCCAACTCTTCGACCTTCTGTTTTAAAGTGTCAATTTCGTTTGTAGGTAATTGAGATTTGGTTACAAGTGGGTCTTCCGCAAATTTATTTTGTTCTAGAACCTGTAGGAAAAAGTTGTTATATGTTGGAAATAACCCATACGCTTGACCGATAGACAACGATGAAGATTGTTTCCCTTTAATTTCACCGATATCGCGGCCAATGGCTTCAATGGCCTTGCTTAAATTGCTCATAAATCAACCTCCTTAGAGGGTGTTTTTCGCTGTGTTATATACGCTCACAAGGTCTTCTTGCTCGATTGTGTCGATACGAGTTCCCAATTCGGTCATTTTCGTAATGATGCCACTATCAGTATTGCCACCCGCTGCGCTGATTTTATCAGCGATTTCCTTGAGTGTATCAAGCTCTTCCGGTGCATTACCGATGATATCAGCCTTAGCCTGTGTAATTGCGGTGTTAAGTTGTTCTTGAGTGATGCCGTTAGTGGTCACTTCACCTTTCTCAGCCTTGCCAGCCAATGCTGCCTTGATTTCTTTGATATCTGCTCCGACTGCTTGGGCGAAATCGTGTAATTTACTCATTTAATTATTCCTTTCAGATTTTAGCAAGATTGTAGACATTTACGAGGTCTTCCGTAATTTCACTGCCACCAGTAATCAACCCGGAATCTCGCAATTCATCCACTAGTAACTTTAATTTAGGGCTCTTGTCCGATGGGATAGCACTATCTGCATTCAACGAGTTCTTCACTTTCACTTTAAAATTATTAGATGGGAAAATATGTCCATCCAGTTTAATTTCAAGGTAGTAAGTGCCAGTAGCTACCACGTTTCCCATTGAGAATGAGAAACGCCCATTTTCAACGGTAACATCTTGATAGAGTGCCACCATTTCGTCGTTTGACAACGTGAGCTTACCAGTTCCGGAAAGTTCCATGCGTTTACCATCGTACCCTAGAATTTCAAAACCAAAGACTGAGGTAACATCCCCAGACTTGAGAATGTCACCACCTTCTACTTGGTTGATAGAGGTCATGAGTTTAGCCATAAGCTAGTCCTCACGAGGGTGGTTATAGTTTAATGCACGCTCACTGTCTCCGACACCCTTAGTTGTTGGGTCGGTAACAATACCCAAAATTACCAAAATCACAACGAATGTATTTACCCCCTCTTGAATGTTATGTGGGATTTCAAGCCCGAATTGTTGCAACATCAAGAAAACTGCTGAGATAAGAGCTACCAAAGTAGCTTTGTTTTGCAAACGTAGTTTAAAATTAATCATTTTTTTCTTCCTCCTCGGTAAGATTAAATTTATCCTTATCAATATTTTTCTTGACAAATCTGTCAATAAAGGGAATTTCAACCCCTAGAGCCGATAAGCTAGCCAAAATACTAGCCCCGTATGCTGATAACATGGCGAAAATAAAAGCATCCATAGCACCGCCTAGATTCATAAAAACCATAAACGGATAAGACACGGTCACGATAATCAACATAGCCGTGTGGCTAACCAACCCTTTTCGAAACTTACGGCTCGAAAATTCGTGGAAAGCCCATGACCTTGAAACGCCCAACACGATATCAGCAACGATTACAAGCATGAGCAGGAACACCCATAGATGCTCGTCTATGCCATGCTCATAGAAATCTTTGACGACTTCAAACACGCCAAAGATGCCGTCCGGTTTGTGCATTTAACACTCCTTAACATATTTATTTAACCCCCATTTTTTTACGCATTACGCTTGTGTAGTATCAGCCAAGATTTCGTCTTCTACCTTGTAACGCAACTCACGTAGGGCACGTTCGTCTGTACGCATTTCTTGACGATGTTTTGCGTAGAGTTCGGCATTAAGAAGATTTTCTTGCACTGTAGAGACCGCATTGGAATCTACGCTGATGAAAGTCTGTTTTACAAGGATTGTAGCTCCTTCTTCTTCAACATTAAATTCTGCATTGATTGTACGTTGTTTTGTAATTTTAAGTGACATAATTATTCTTTCCTTTCTTAATTTGGATAATTATCTTCAGTGATGTAAGAAACAGTTCCGTTGTAAACAGCTTTGGTGTCCGATTGATTGGTTAAATTAATATTACCGTTTGGCAATAGATGCCACGTTGCTACACCAATTTGATTGCCACCAACATTTTTACTTGCGTTCAAATTCGTTTCGACGACTGGTCTAAAGCCTTCTGGCATCTTTTCGTTAAGCTCTTTATATTCGATCCCACCTAATGCCGAATAGATGCCACGAACCAAGCTGCACATTACTGTATTCCCTTTTCTTATCATGTTAGCTTTAATACCAAAGCCCATATCGACTTCTTTCTTTATCAAAGCCGGTTCTGGCTTTTCCGGTTTTTCGGGTTTGGGCGTGTATTCAATCCACGAGCCGTTAGAGTTGCTAGTTACCGTCCGTTTAAACATACGACCAGAAACAGTCGTAAGTGTTTGATGATATCCAAAAATACTTTCCACGACTTGCAAATAAGCCCCCTCGCCCGATGCCGGATGGTTTCGGTAGTTCCCTAGAATCGAATAGAAACCAGTGGTTCTATAGTCGTTTAGGTTATCCGCTTTAGTATCCATAGCTGCACCGTTTGGCTCGGTCAGTTTGTGGTGTTGAATCTGTTTCCGATTGGAATAGATCAAGCCGTCAACGTCCAATGCCCCACGCTCACGGTATTTATTAATACCTATACCCTCTTTATCGTATGACATCACGATTCGGTCACTTGGAACGGTGACTTGGAACGATACACTGGTAAACTTATCCTCTAACTTACCGACCACGATATAAGAGGTATCGGCTGGGTACGAATTACCGAGATTAGCGTTTGATGCGTTAAACCCTGAAATCTGCGACCAGTTACCACCAGCCCCGCCGTTATCGATAGTTTCTGTATCCGAATCGACTTGCCGTGTGGTGAACGTTAGCTTCATCGGGTTTTTTTGAACACCATTGACCATAAGTGGTGCGACTTTGACAAAACGCTTAATTGTTAGCGTGCTATTGGTTGCACCACTCCTAGTTACTTCAAATTTCAACGTTGGACTGAAGTAATTTAAAACAGTAATGGTCGTTTCGTATGAATCAGATATAATCCCTCGACTGTCTTCAACATACCCTCTTAACGTGAATTGTGTATCTTTGTTAACGGATATTTCACGAAAAGTTCCGCTAGGTGCAGAAATCGTGTTATTATTCCCAACGATTTCCATAAAGTAGCCCGTAATGGATGCTCCGAACCGCGCTTGAACATTTTCAAAACGTGCATAGATTTTGGATAACACGGAAACAAAGTGTCTATCCGATTGAGTAATATTCCTTGTCAATTCAGTTGCATCCGCTAAGGCAATCCTAGAGAATGTGGGCTTAACTCTATTTAATGACAAACCAGCAGTGAATGTTTTTGATTGCGTATTGATTAGTTTTCCGTCGACGTAAGTATCTAGGAATATTGTTCCCCAACCGCTTGAGTTATTCGGAATGTCGTTGGCAAAACTATCTGGAATCGTCCATCTATACGATGTGTCAATGTTATCTGCCAGTTTTCCTTCGAGACCATACCATGAGTATCGTAGTGCGTGCTTAGCTGAAGCTACTTTTTTAGAGATAGAGAAATTAACACTATCACCTAAAACGACATTACTAGGCATGGTTAAGACGCTAGCATTGGTAATCGGGTCAAGGGTTATAGCGTATGGACCGATATTTAGATCGCCCGGACCTTGTGGGCTGTAACAATAGAAGAACGCCTTTGAACCAAACACATTCTTGCCGTTGGTGTGTTCAACTTCAATGGTTTTATCGATTAGTTGCGTTTCTGAGTTTTGTCTTGAAACCTCTAAATGGTTAGTGTCACCAATAAATTGACCAAACGCATCAACATACCACTTACACATTCCTCTTGGAAACGTTTGATTAGTATTAAACAAAACTAATCTAATGCGGACAGTAGAACTATTTTTTTCGACATTCTGACTAACTTGGTCAATCGTCATTTTGATGCGAAAACCTTTGTCGGTATTCGACCAATATTCTGCCATCTTACTTACCTCCTACATATCTGATTACGTTACGGTCTGGATTGATAAAATCTTGTTCTTCCCTAAATCGACCAATCTGGATGGTTTTTGAGAAAATACCATTTTCAATGTGAATCACACCTTGCGAGATATACATCACCTCGTTACCAGCTGAGAACATTGAAATCCGACCGTTTGGATTGAATAGCATAGAGCTAGAATTATCCGTTTTACCAATGACAAGACCTTCGTTAGACGATGCCATGTAACTATCGATAAAGTTCCAACGCTCTGACATGTCATTCAGATTGTTCTCTAGTTTTGCTACACGAGCACTAGCGTCCGCAAGATTCTTTTCAGCTTGTGCACGATTGGCGTTATTTGCATTAACAAAATCTTGGTAAGCCTTCACCCATTGGTTGAGCGTATCAAGAGACGCTTTCGCTTCAATTTCTGCCTTCATCACTGAATTAATCTCATTCAATCGGTTTAATTGGCTTTGTGTCAATGCGCTATCAGCCTTGCTATCTAATTGGCTTTTTAGGTCTTTCGGTGATGCTTGCCACGCTCGGTCAGTCGTACCCTCGTAGCAGTCCAATTCAGTGAAGAACAATAGCGACTCGCTACTGTTACTCGTTCCCTTGTTATCGATACGAATAAAACCTTCATCGCAGTCGCCAGAATTAAATGTCAAGTGCCACTTGGCTAGTCCGGTCGTTGACGGAGAGCCGTTATGTGACTTGAAATTAACAACCTTGGTGAATGTTTTATTCGTTTCATTTGATTTACGACCAAGGAAATAGATGTCTACGCCCTTGATGTTCCCAGTGGCAAACGTCTGAATATTGAACGAATAGTCAGTGTTCCGTTTGACTGGAAAACGTAGCGTTGAAGCTGGGAGTGACGATGATGCCCTTAGCAAGAATAGC